TCATTCGTAAAGATTTTGAAATATTTGTGGTGGAGTTTCGGAATACGTAGAACCTCGTCGCCCAACTCGGAGCGATCAATACGAGAGTCCTGGTCCCATTCGGTAAAGATATCGTCTAGTTTCATAATATAACTCTATCACATGTTACGAAAAATGTCAACCAATAAGTTCGATATTATACTTCAAAAATCTAAAGTCTGCTGTGCACTGAATGTAGTTGACATCTGTATCAGTTGTGTTAAATTGTAAATCACCAAGCGAGATAGGAAATGCATCTTCAAAAGTAACTTTGATATTTGGTCTCATCGAACTATTCATAATAAGCAAAGTGATATCAGAATAGATTGTACGAGGATTTCCTGGTTCTGCATCTTTTAAAGCTTTATACTGTTCAAAGCTTTCTGGAGCACCTAGACCTACCATCCAATCATGAATTTCCAAGTAGTCATCCATGTCTTCACCAACTCTAAAAGAAATAGAGAGTGGATTGTAAGTAAGACCGTCTGAGTTTGGAATACGTAGAAATGGCGTTGGTGTGCTTACTTCGTTAAGTTGCAATCCTGGAATACGCGCTTCCTGTACATTAAAGCTTAAGTTAGGAGCACGACCAAGGGTTAACTTAAATCCAAGCGGAGATAGAAAGTTCTTATTTGCAGGAACGTTGATAGCAGACATAGTATTCCTTAAAGGCTTAATCTCATTATACCATATCTATTTATAATGTCAACAGATAAAAAGAAAAAAAGAAGGGAGACCTTTCGATCCCCCTTCTAGTTTTTGGTTGGTTATCCCAACTCTTATGATTACATAAGGTTCGAGATAAGAACGCGACGGTAGTACTTGTTCGAATCCTGCTCAAGAGTAGCTGTTGAATCAGCAGCTGTAGTACCCTTAGCGAATGGATTTGGAGCCATGCCGTAGCGAGTCTTGAAACCGATCTTTGGCTGGAATGAACCTGGATCAACTGCACGAACCATTTGTAGTGGAACGTATGGGCAGTAGAAGAGACCAGCGTCATATGGGTTTGAACCCTTATAACCAACTACAAGGTAGTTAGTGCCAGCATATGGATCGATGTAAACCTTGATGCGACCATTGATAACACCAGCAAATGTATTGCCTGTGTCGTCGATGTTCAGCGAGTTTGTGTTAAGTGCTGGAGCATAGTCCAGAACACCAGCCATCTGAAGTGCAGAAGCTACGTCTGACGAACAGATGATGATGTTACCCTTACCACGACGAGTTTGCTTAGCAATCTGGTTGCATTCACGCTCGATTTGGAATAGGAGACCCTTGAACTTTTCAACCATCCAACGACCGTTTGAGTCGGTGTCAAGATCGAAGAAACCAGCTGTTGTTGTGCCGTCAGCAGCACCGCGCTCAGCAGTGATGATGATTGAGCGAACAACTTCGCGGTTGATTTCTGCAAGAATTTCAGCTGACAGAATGTTTGAAAGTTCTGTTTCAGCGTCAAGGCCGTGAATTGCCTTAAGATCTTGTGCAAGCTCAAGAGTGTATTCAGCCTTGAGAGCGCGTGTCTTAGCAGCAACAGTTACCTTCTCGATTGAGAAGCCCATTTCTGGGAATACGTAAGTGCTGTTTGCACCAAGAAGTTCGCCTGAACCAAGCAGAAGACCCATTGTGTAGTTATAGGTCGAGTTGCCTGCGTTGTTCGAAGAACCAGGAGCTGTACCAACAGTGTTAGCACCAACAGCAGTTGCTGAACCAGCACCTGTGTTAGCAGCATTAACGCCAGCGCCTAGACGCGAAGCGTGGCCTGTGTTTGCTTCGCCGTAGAATGCTTCATCACCAAGAGCGGTTGAGTTGGCATACTTCGAACGCATTGCAAAGATAAGACCTGTTGGGCCTGACATTGGCTGAACGCCGCAGATGTCATAAGCGATCAGGTTTGGCATCGAACGACGAACCAGCGAGATAAGCACTGGGTCGAAGTTTGCAGCGTTGCCTGCAGTGTTTACGTGTGTAGCTTCACCAAGAAGGTGTTGCTGTCCACCCTGAGATGCTGACTCACGAAGAGCAGCTTCAGTGTTTTCTAGAATTTGTGCGGTTACATAACGCTTGTGTGCGCTACCGATCTCTGGGAGGTCAGTGTGCTCAAGCACTGGCTTCCACTTGTTTTGTAGTTCCTCAGCTAACATTTTATTCTCCCTTTACCTTTCTGGGCATTTGGTATTTTTATTTATTACTTTGCGTTTCTTGAAATTGATGCTACATAGTGGGCCATATGAGCTGGTACTTCTACCGGCTGATCTACACCATTTTCAGCTTCTTCAGTAACGACACCAGTTGAGACTTCCTTCTTTTCAGAGAAGTACTTGTCCTTGATGATGTTTAGCTTCTTTGCATATGTTTCAGCAGAGCTGAAGTCAATGCCTTCTGCTAGAGTGCGAAGCTTTTCAACCTGAGTGGCTGCAAGTCCTTCACTTACTTCGTCGAATGTTGCTTCCTTGGTTGCTTCATCAAGAATTGCTTGAAGCTCAAGTTGCTTATTCACGGATTCGTCGAGCTTATCTTCTAGCTCGTCGACTTGTGCCTGAAGCTCTCCGAGAACGTCGAGCTTTTCGTCAGGTACATTAATGTAGCTTTCTGCAAATAGGTTACGTAGACCTTCCATGAAGTCTTCGGTAACATTTGTGCGGATTGAAGCTTCGATCGCAAGTTTGTTTTCTTCGATCCACTGCTCCACTACGTAATCAAGATATTGATCGACCTTTTCGGTCATCTCTTCTTGAATGGCAACTACAGCTTCATCAAGCTTAGTTGCAAACTCTTCTTCTAGGCGAACGGTTTCAAGGTTCGAGCGAGCTGAAATAGCTGCTTCGAAGATTGTTGAAACTCTTTCTTTGAACTCTTCAGAAAGATCTTCGCCGCTGAACATTTCAGCAACGTCTTCCTTCATAGCACCAAGTGTCGCTGCTGGCATCTGGCCAAGAGCCGGACCGCCACCAGGAGCTGTTGCCGAAGGAACGTTCTCAACGCCCAGTTTCTTGATCGAATCGTTAAAGAAGTGAGATAGATCCTCACCCTTTAGCTGAGCTAGTAACGAAGTAAACGTAGCTAGCATCTCTGTACGAGTTGGATTTGGCTTCAGTGTTTCTGAAGCTGCCGATTCATCGAGATTGTTTTCATTCTCAACGATATCAGTTAGTTCCTTATCTGACATTTTACACTCCTTAGTGAATTTAATTTATTTATTTGATTCAGAATTTCGAAATTTCGTTGAGAAAATTCTCAAAGATCTTAAATTTCTTGGCTTCCAGGTCTCTAGAAGATACGGCTTTTTCAATTGTCTGAACAGTTTGCTCAGCAACTTGAGTTTTCTTGGCAATCAGCAATTCATTTTCCCAGATCCACTCTACGCCTTCCATGATACCATTTACAAAGGCATCAGGAGCAGAAGGATCTGCTACAATGTCAGCGGCTGTTGCTAGATAGAAATCATTTTGTACTTCGTTGATTCCTTCTTTGTTGAGCTTCAGTGAGCCCATACCACGAGAAGAAACACCGAGCTTTACACCTTCAGAAACAAGACCCTTGGCAATGTTACCAAACGGGGTATCCATCAGTTTAGCACGACCAATGAAGTTTGTACCTTCTTGACGAAGATTTGTGATTAGGTGAGAAACTCGATCCAGATTAATCTGTGGACCTTCTGGGTGACCGAGTTCACCTAGTGCTCTACCTGACTTGACGTATGATTCGTTGTAGCGTTCAACTTCCTTGGCAAGAGTCTCAACTGGATACATACGTCCGTTGCGATTCTTGATGCCACCCTGAAGGAACACACCTTCGATGAATACGTTCTTCTTACCGTCTTCACGAGCTTCGGTAATCGTTCTTAGGTCTTCAAAGACTTCTGTAATGAGTTTCATCTTTTTACCTTAACTATTATTGTATTCTGAAACGAATGTACCGACCTTCTGAACTTCAAGAAGGACGTAACCATTTGCCGTACCAACAAACTCTACAGTGAGGTTTGCAGTTTGACCAACAGTTAGAGCCATACCACAGCCGGCATAATCCTTATAACCGGTTGAGTCATAGATAGCAACTGGAGTTGTTCCACGCTTAATAACTGCATAACCGTTTGGATCGATACCCCAGAATGCCTGTGCAATATAAGCACCTGAAAGGGTTTCGTCGCTTACTGCAAGACATGTAGATGTAGCATCTACGTTTGTAGTTGTGCTGTTACCAGATACCTTAATGGTTGTATTGGCAACTGAAACGTGAACAGTGGCAGCGGTGTTCTTCTTATTTGAAATAATTGATACGGCCATTATTCACCTCTATGACTAATTGAGAAGTCGAGCATTGATTCAACACCTTCTGGTGTTTCGCATGCTTCTAGAAACTTCTTTTGGTTGCCTTCATTTAATTTATCAAAGACAGAAAGCATGGTACGACGATGTGTTTCTGTCAGATCACCAAGAAGATCAGCAAGCTTTTCTTCCTTGCGAAGTGGCTTACCACCACGTTCTGCAGTCAGCTTAGCAGCAATCGCCATAGCACGACGCTTGTCTTGTGACTTACCTTTGAATTGTGGAGCATCAGACTTTTGGAAATCCTTGACTACGGTTCCCATTGAAGCCGTATCCATGTTTAGTTTTTCTTCAATCGCTTCAACTTCTTCTTTGGTAAGCTTATCAGTAGCTCTTTTGATACCTGTTTCGCGGTTTTTACGAAGACGCTCTGCTTTATCATAAGTATGCTGGTTAAATCTTTTACCAAAGTAACCTGTTTCACTGTCGCCTTGGTATGCAGCGATTTTTGTCAGTGGAACATTCTTTGGTGACATTACATTCTTTGGTTGCTCAGCACCAGATGCTTTCTTGATATAAGAACCCATAGTTTTCTTTGAGAGTTCGTCGATCTGCTCAGCTTCTTCGTTAGCAATCTTACGAACGGTATTCTTGCGATTGTAATACTTGCGAGCATCATCGGCAGTTTCACCGCTCTTCTTGAAAAGACCAGGAAGTTGCTTTACTGCTTTTTTAGCATAAGAATCTTTTGTAGTTGCGGAGATCTCATCGATCTGTTCTTCATCAAGCATATTCTTACCAAGCTTGGTACGAACTGCCTTGGCAAGCTTTGATACATCAACACCAAAATCTTTAGCAGCAGAACTAACATGGCTCTTGCGAATGTTATCACCATAACGCTTTTGCAGATGAGCAACAATCTTTGCAGTCTCAACGATCTGCTCGGCTTCTTCAGTCTTCAGGCTTTCACCGCGCTTGACAAGTTGCTTACCAGAAGCTTGTGCACCAGCTGCTCTCTTACGAAGTGTCTTGGTGTCTTTTTGATCCTTTGACCAGTCTCCGCCACCCATCTTCATCTTATCGACAATAGCATTACCCTGAGCGCGAGCCTTTGTTCTGTAGCTCTTAAGAGTTGCAGTATCTAGTTCTTCAAGCTCTTCAGCTTCTTCAGCAACTTTCTTCTTACCACGAAGAAGTTTAAAGTCATGAGCATCAACCTTGCCATTCTTGTTGGCATCGATCTTGTGCTGACTACCCTTGAGTTCTTCGTAGACCTTTTCGTCTTCGCCTGGATTGTAACCATGGCGATCCTTACGGCGATCAGCCATCTTTACCTTCGAACCCTTAAAAACTTCATCGCCATTGCCATTGCGATCTGCATGCTTGGCAACAACGTGCTTATCCACGAACTTTTGTTCGTCAGGATTCTTAACTTTCAGGTAACCTTCTAGGAATTGATTAAGCGTCTTCGCCATCGTCTTCGAATCCTTCTAAATCTTCGTCTTCTAATTCTTCTTCGTCGTCTTCCCAGTCGATGTCTTCAAGATCTTCTTCATCGATTTCTAAATCTTCGTCATCGAGATCTAGATCTTCGTCGTCAAGATCGAAATCATCTTCATCGTCGACAGTATCTTCTTCAGTTGCAAACATGCCTTGTGCGACAGAGATTCTCATGTCATCAATAGCTGCACTTGCTTTCTGACCCATGATATCATCAAATGCAGAAGCGAACTTTGTCGGCTGCTGATTCATAGAAAAGTTGATAAGATCATCAATATCGGCCATAGTTTCCTCCAAATTTTTATTATTTATAATCACGCTGGTTTCTTAACTAGATCTGGAACCTTAGGAAGAGAAGGAACTTTTGCCGTCTTTCCTGTGTCTGGTCCTAGAGCTCCACTTGTATCTTCTGGTCCTGGAGCCTCCATTGGCTGGCCATCTGGTCCCATTTCAACCGGTGGATTATATTGTGGATTTTCTTGTTCTTCAACGATTTGCTCGTCAATTTCCTTCATGTCTTCTTCAGTCTGATACAGAACATTACGACGTACCCATTCGTGTGAGTAGTACTTGCCTGTATAGTCATCAATATCACGAAGCATTGAGATACGATCACGAAGAATTTCAGTATTTCTTAATTCAGCAAAGTGGTTATCTTCTGAATATTCATACTTAAAGTTAGTTCTAAATTCTTGCCAATCTTCACTGGTAATAACACCCTTGAGGATAAGTTGCTTCTCAAGAATCTTATTAAAGAGTTCTGAGAACTTACCACGAAGGCGAGTAATAAACTTAGCAAACTTAACTTCATCACGTGAAACTTCAGTAGCACGACCAAAGTTATAGTTTTGTTCTGGATCAAGACGAGTAATTGGAACGTTCAACGACTTATAAAGCTTACGTTGGAAGTAAACCACATCATCCATTTGGCCAAGGTTTTGACCACCAGGAAGAGTTGTAATTTCTGTACCTTTACCACCTTCACGACGTGGTAGCCAGAAATCTTCAAGCATTGTCATGTGCTTACGATCGTCACGAATTTCACCAGTCTGAGCATCGTAAACTACGCGGTTCTTAAAGCGAGTCATAATATCACGAAGATATTGCTCAGCTTTCATCTTTGGTAGGTTACCAACGTCAATGTAGAAAATACGACGTTCTGGAGCACGAGAAATACGATAGATAACCAGTGAGTCTTCCATAGACTTTAGCTGGTTGAGTGGCTTGATTGCCTTTTGCAGATAACCAATGACCATATCACCACCGACATTTACTAGTCCAGATGATGTATTGACAACGGAATCTACAGCAATACGAATGCCCTGTGACGCAGGATCGTTATAAGTAGATCCTTGTGTAGGTGCTTTGGCGAATCCTTTATCATTATAGATATAGAATTCTTCAGCAGTCTTATTGATAATTACGTTAGTATTCTTATTCGCCTTGACTCTCTTTTGAGTCTTAATCTTACGAATCTTACGCGGATCAACGTATCTTAATTCTTTGATACCTTCACGCGGTGCTTTTTCATCGATGATAGCATGATAGTAAAGTCTACCATCAACATACCATTTACGAAAGATTTCATATGCGTGTTGGTTAAATTCAAGAAGTTCGAGAGTATTATCAAACTCTTCTAGAATCATCTTCTTGATATTTTCTGGTTGTTCTAGATCGTCAAGGTTCAGAGATACGATCTCTTTCTTGGGATCCATTACAATAGCTTCATTGACAATATCGTCAACTGCCATTTCAATATCTGGATGCATAGAGATTTCACGGTACTTGCTGACAAGTTCCGCTTCGTTTCTTACTGCACCTTCAAGATCTACGTATTGGCCGTATGCGCCACCTTCGGAAACGACAAGTGCACCATCTTCTTCCAGTTTTGGAGCAAAAGATGGTAATTCTACTTCCGGTTTCTTACGAACAATTTCAAAACCAAATAACTCGGCCATTTGGACTCCTGTTAACAAAAAAAGTAAGGGGAATGGTTACCCCTTACTTATTACTGACCACCAGCTCTATCGGTGGTGCCACCACTTACAGTCCAGTAATCGTACGAGAATGTTACCTGGAACGATTCAATCTGATCTGTTGTACCCCAATCGAGTTCGATTGGAGAAATAACACTTGGGAAGACTCCATTGAATGTATATTCACGAAGCTTCGAACCGTCCTTAGCATACTGGATTACAGTAGCATTTGACTTATAACGATTGATATCGCGAACATTACGCTCAAGACGATTGATTCGGTTCGACCATTCTTCCATGGCGTTACGAATCAGGAAGTCTTCATCATTGATAACTGTTACTGTCCAGTCACCGAATGTTCTATCTCCAGCCAACTTCATTTGGCGGCCGAAGTAAAACACAGGAATGACACCCAGTTGAGATTCTGGAATCTGAGCAGCCTGAACCATGAAAGGTGTTTTCAGGTCGCCCGAAGCATTTGCAGGATTGTTAATACGCACCTGGAAAAGATTCTGACGTGCACCGCCGTAAACCAGTTGGCTTCTCATTTCATTGATATTAAAAGCCATTTCTTATTTCCTCCTAGTTTCTTTTATTTATTAGAAC